ACGGGATTAGCCGGTGTTCTATCTTCGGAGATCGGGTTTTCACGCACAAAGCCTTGAAAAATATAACTGCGTTTTTTCCAGTATTTACGACCCATGTCTTCAAGACTTTTGTCTTTGAACCATGTGCGAACTTCTGCAAGCACTGGGCACGGATCACCCCACATCTCCACACAAGGAACCGGAACAAATACTTGTTTTGATTCCATTTCTCCTTTGATGCCGTTGAATGGCAGTCGAATCATTGCTCGTTCGGCCCAGAAGAATGTGTTTTTTGTGTTTGCGTCTGGAAGGAAGCGTAAGGTAGCTGATTGCCCTTCTTCCATGTTCCAGTGTGGGTAAATTGAATTGTCTCCCCCACCTTGCTGTTGTGAACCTTTGTTTTCGCTTGCTGCCAGTCTTGCTCTAATTTCTGCTAATGATGCCATATTATGTTGCCTTTCTTAAGTTTTAATATGTTGCCTATCAATGATAGTATTTTTGTTGCCTGTGATACCAACGAAAAAGCGTATACACATGTTAGTAGTATATACGCTTTGTTTGTCAGCGTCAATGATATTTATGACGCAGTTGTTCTAATTAGATTTATTTGATCATAAATCCAGCCAATTGTTGCATACGCACCAGCCCAAGGTCAGGTAGTTCAACGTTTTCTAGAGTAGGTACGACTGACGGAACTGCTGATTGAATGGGCGCACCCCAACATTCTTGAATACCATGTACAGGACACATTTGGCCAGCCTCACTCATATTGCACGTGCCGTCATCTTGCAATAGGCTATTGCTCATACCGCCATCCACACTATGAACACTGTCGTCTTCCATGGCAGCTGGAATTGGGTTGAGCCCATATCCTTCTTCGGTCGCATAGTCTACAGGAGTTTCTTCCATGTCCATTGGCACCATAGCTTCGTCGATGCCTATATCTTTAGCAAAACGATCTCCAATCCACTCATAAGGATCTCCGTCGCGGCCTTTTTTTGTACCATACGGCATGTCATCAAAATAGTAATCATACAACACATCATATAGTGCATCGGTCATTTCGCCAGTGGCTTCAAAATCTTTGACATCACGTTTATAGATATTTAAAATATGTTGGAATGTGTTGCCATTTTCATCCAGTGTAACATTCTCTTTGAGTCCGGCGGCACGACGAATTGATTCTAAAATGTCTTCTTCCACTGGTTTCAAGTCAGTCTGATCTGGTTCGCCTGGTGCAGAATTTTTATACTCGTCAATTTCTTGATCAGTTTCGCCTTGCTCAACATCTGCAGGATTGGTCGCATCAGGAGGATTCATTGCGTAATCAGCATCCACATCCAGGCGATTTACAACCTCTGCCACATCAGGATGATCACTCAACTCTTGCATACGCAAGAATACCAATTCACGGCAATCAACGTTGGCATCACGATCAGCAAGGTTATGCAATTGATCAAACAACACATCATCGCCCAGCAGGTCATACAGTTCTTCCGTGGCATTGGTAGCATCAGCACCCACTGGTAGTTCTGATTGCATGAGTTCGATCAGTCTGTCTTGTTTTTCTGGAGTGTCGGGCACTGACCAAGTTCCTTCTACCAGGCGGTTGGCCCAGGCTTCAAATATGTTGGCTTCTTTCATAGCTTGTCCTTGTTGTTGTATACGGGCCAGCAAGGGTAGTGCTGCCTCAATTCTGGAATCTATACTTTGTGTCACAAATAGATTCTTCAGTCCTTCAATTACCACATCCTGCTCGGTTATTTCTGCAGGTTGCCAGCTTTCAAAATAGTTTGTGTAGCCTTGACTTGCGCCAAGTCCTTTGATCACTCGTTGTAAATTTTCGTAATAGGTGTTGGTTTCTTCGACCAGTTGTCCTGTGTCACCTTCAAATATCTGTCCGTGATTGGCTCTGCGGAAACGACTCAGTACATTGAGTTCTTCAACTATGCCTACAATGTGTTGACCACGTGGATCATAAGGCTTGCCGCCTTGCCGCACATGCTCTAGCATGGCGCGGCCACCTGACAGTTTGGTAAATGGCAATCGGAAACGTTCGCCATCGGCAGTTTCAATGTATAGACTTTCTACATAACGGAAACGTGCGTCATTTTCACCTAATGGGCGTTTGTGTTTGACCATGAGTCTTGCTTCAGTGGCAGGGCCTAGCCAGCTGGTAGTTCTATTGCCAGACCAGGATTCAAACAATCCTTCTTTGATTGCAGCCTGACCTTGCATGCTGTAACGCAATCGATTGATGTTCTTTATGCCAAAACTCATGTGATTTCTGATGCTGAAATCTTTGAGTTGTTCAAGGAAACTAAACCAGCTTTGCTTGTCCTCACCTTCCATGGTCTTGCCCACATTGTCTGCACAGAACACAGTGAGTTCGCCATCGTCTCCTAGCAGTATCACGATAGTACCGTAGTCTTTGCCAGACTCTGCACGAAACTCAAAACTAAACATTTCTGCTTGTTTGGGATCCGGAGCAGGTTTTCCACGGACATCCAGCATGTTGGGATCAAAGTCTCTGCTGGTCAAAAGATCAAAAAGTTTAAAAGCGGCGTTTTGCTGTGACATAGTAGTGTATTTAGTCGTTATCTACGTATACTGATAAAGGGCATGGGTGCAATAATAACATCTCCGTGATCACGCATTTGACTATCCATTTCTGTGTGATATGTTTGTAGCAGTTGCATCATGCGCACTGCCAACAACGAAGCCATGACCAAATCGTCAGTTTCTCCGGGTTTAGCGGCATAGCTTACTCCGTGTGCCACAAATGTTTTTAATTCTGAAATCAGCGGAATACTACGGATTTTCATTCGTCCAGATTCTATTAGTGTTTTAAACTTGTTACAAGCAGCCAATTTGAGCTTTTGTGTGGTGTTAAAGCCTTTACGATATCTACGCCCAGAGCTGCCACTGTTGGGATCACTCAAAAAATATCCTTCAATATTTTCTTCACCATACTCTGCAATGGATATCAGTGCAGCTTCGCCAATGGTGTTGTTTTCAATACTGTAATAGATTTTTTGTGGATCTTTTACAGTTTCATTTATATGCTTGCATATGTCAGTGAGAATTCTTATTTGTTCTGGTATGGGTGTTCTATTATGCCGCCATTCACCGATCTGCTCTGTGGTATTTGCTTCAAATATCTGTATAGCAGCAGGGTCTCCTCCTGTGCCTAGACTGGGATCCAATGCAACCACATACATACGATCAGGCCTGGGTCGTTGATACCAACGCACCTGCCCTGTGCGATATGCAGGTTCGATACCGTATAATTCAATCAGCTTGGTAGGAGCTATCAAAGTCTCATCATTGATAATAAATTCGCAGTCCATTTCACGGCGAAAACGATCTTCACCCAATTGTGCTCGTTGTTCTTCAGCCCATTTTTGGTCACGGTCTGGGTGTTCGTGCCAGTAACTGCGATAGGCTTTGAATCCATTTACACCAACTATGGTAGGATTACCGTAGCTGTCCTCGCAACGATTGGCACCTTTCCACAGTAGTGCAAATTGATCCTCGTCTGAGTTAGGAGTACTTGTAATAATTGCTTTACCACCAGTGGCCAAAGTAGGTGATATGGATGTCCAAAATTCTTTGGCTATACCTGGTCGTACAAATGCAAACTCGTCTGCGTATAGTAGAGATATTGACATACCACGGCCGGTATTTTCTGTAGTAGTTGCACTTACTATACGAGATCCATTTTCAAAATCCAAGTTACCTTTGTTATAGCTGGTACATCCTGCACGAATATGATCTGGACACAATTCATATGCGTATCTTATGCGTTGCATAATTTCTTGTGATCCTGTGTACTTGTGAGCCGCAATCAGAATAGTTGAGTCCGGTACAAACATTGCGTACCATAACAAGTACCCTGCGGCCGATGTTGACTTGCCTGTTTGTCGAGGCATCATTGATATTGAAAATCTATGATTATGGTAAGTTTTGATCAGCCTTTTTTGATATTCAAACGGATGATACAACATTTTACCACGTGTTGGATGTTGTATGAAAAAATAATTGTCAAGAAAATACATAGGCCCTGTGTCAGGGTCTGCGCATTTTATAAATTCTTCTAACTGGTCTTCTGTAAAACTTTGACGTTTATGAGGGGCTTTGACTAAGACTGCTTCTGCTGCCATAATAGATCTCCAAATTCTGGCCAGAGTCTGGCAAAATCACCAGCATTATTAGTGTGATATTTATTTTCAATGGTATCAACAAACTTTTTCAAGTTATTTAAACTATGTTGATCAGCCTGATCCTTTGACTTATACGTGGTTAATGCTGAGTCGAACAAGGCTTTTTCTTGTGCATCAACTTCAAACATGTCATACATTTTTTGAATTTCTTGTGCAGCCAAGCTAGCTACTTCTTGTCCATAATTTCTAGGATCTAATTCAGCAGGAGTTCCTAGATTTTGCCATCTAATAACTAGCCCACGATCCTGTGCAAACTTTTTAAATTCGCATAGTCTAGTGGCATTATACAAATTGTATACTGCATGTATACCTCCCCAGTGTCCGTTGTTCTTCATTAAGAGTTGCACAAGATCAAGGTTATGTAACAGTTGATTCCAGTTTGCCCCGTTACGTACATATTCAAATCTGTCTTGAATGTTGTCAAAACTTATAGACCATCCCACACAAGATCTTTGACTGAGTTTTTTAAATATGCGATTATCTTCTAGTACATTGCTGAGATTGGTTATGATTGTGATTACGCAATCAGGCGGAATGACATCTAGCAATCTTTCATTTTCTGGTAGCAATAAAGGCTCACCGCCAACCAGTGCTACTTCTTTTACTTGATCATAGTGTTGTTTAATAAAATCACAAACATCTGTATAGTAATGTCTGGTGTCAGATGACACAGATATCTTTTGTAAGCTAGCCCATTTGGAACTATCTCTCGGTCCACAATAATTACAACTCAAATTACAAGTTGTATTCCATCTAACATCGATAATGGTTGGGAAATGATACTGTACTCCTGCTTGTGCATAATCAAAATCAGGATTGGCTGAATTGTGCCAAGAACGCTCACTGTCGCCTCCGTGACGTTCTCTGTCTATGCAATTTGAGCAATAGTTGTGTAACTGTCCTTGACTTATTGAATGTCGAATTTCTTGAAGTTTAGGACCATCAAGTATCTGATCAATTCTTTGATTGTTAAGATTACCCAGCATGTTAGGGTTGCCAGCACAACAAGTTTTAACATCGCCTCTGACATTAATGTGCAAGCCCCTCCAGGGAGCCGCACAATAAAAATTACTCATCAGTCGTCAGAAGCGCTGGCACCGCACTTGGTACGTTTGGCCTGCGTTAGCTTACCAAAATCCACTGGCCACTCTTTTCCTGGAGGTACTTCTTGTGCTCCTGGAGGAAATGCAAATTGTACTCCTGCAGCTT